CTCATCCAGAGCGGTCGGTGGGGGGGGTAGTGGTGGGTGGTGGCGGTGCGTCCAAAAAAAATTGAAATCCTTTTACTCATATGTGCCAGACAGACAGACAACAGACAACGATTACGATGGAGTGTGCGAACTTAAGAGACCACTACGATATTTTGGCGATGGACTTACCGCAAATGATGGGACACTTTTGGGTGGTTCGAGATGGACGCGTGATTGACCCGAAGTTTCCCGAACACAGACAAATACAAAGACAAAACCGACTTCAAGATGTTTCCTGCCACCTCCCCGCCCCTGCTATGACGCAGAAAATAATGATTGCCTCGCACATCAAGAAGGCGAAGAATGTGTTTGGAGAGAACTACGCCGTCGAGTTTGAACGCATTTTCGCACCGCACGGCGGTAAGCATTATGGAATGTGCTTCTTCAACGCCGTTATTGAGAAGCACCGCAACGGAGGTGAGATTGTGTTTGGGTCGATGGGATGGTTGCGTGATGACGACACGGAGTTCTACGAATACGGAGGTAAGTCGTTTCAAGTGGTCGCTGACTTTACAGGAAAGACGGATTGCTATGTGAATGAAGTCCGTGAGGAGATGCGTCGCGACCCGAAGTTTTCGGCGAACCTCCACCGCAGACACACGGAATAATGGGAGTGTGAAATACAGGACAGGGGCGTCCTTTTTTTTTAATCAAAAGATAAGACCTAAACGAATGGAAATTAATAATAAAAACAAAAGAACAATTAGGAATATAAACAAGTAAAATGACAACAAGAGGTAATTTGACTTCTGCTGACCCCTATAATTTATACTACGACATTAATGTTGTGAGTGATTATAACCCGACATTAGTGGGGACGACTGCTCCACCCCTGACCTTCAACGAGATTAGGCAGAACCCTATTATAAAATACCCCGAGGATTACCTGTTGTCGGTTGTGCGTTTCAGTATCGAGACCCCTACCCTGCCGATTTTCATTCCGCAAGTGTTGTTAGGACAACCGAACCCGAATAAACTGATTTATGCGTGGGGTATGAGTGTGACGGACTACTCGGGTGTCGCACCCGTGACGGATTATTTGGCGGCACAAGAGAACTGGATTTATATACCAGATGACCTTACAATCACACCTCCGTCTGGTGCCCTAACCTTTCAGGATTTAACTACGGAATATTACTATGTAAATGAGTTTTCGTTGGTGCTTCAATATGCGAATAATGCGTTGAAGGCGGCGTTTGATAATTTTAACACGCAGTTAGTAGCGGCGGGTAAGGCGGCGTTAGGCACTACCGCAGGAACACCAGCGAACATCTCACAGAACTATTGTCCGCAGATGTTTTATGACCCGAATGGCGAGTTATTTTCGTTGAGTTTTCCGCTTTGTCCCCCAGCATTAGCAGGGAACGCACCCCCTTACAATTACGATACATATGACCAGAACCTCGCACTTACCGCTGGTTTTACTGGGCGTGTGATTAAGTTGTATATGAATACCCCCCTATCAAATCTGCTGAACTCGTTTCCTACGGTGTATCAAGGCAACGACCAGTTTCAATTAACGACAGGAACAGAGGATATGTTGGTGGTGTATAACAACCAGTTTCAAAATACGAATGGAGGGAGCAGACCGACTTATCCTCTTACACCAGTCGCATCATCGGTGACGGCAATACCGCAGATTTTACTTCCACAAGAGCATTCAACGACTATTTTATTTTCGCCCATATCCGCACTTGTATTTTCGACATCGCTCCTGCCAGTTCAAAATACCCTATTATCAAAACCAGCGATTTTCAATTTTTATGATGGGACGACGAGTAGTAATTTGCGTTCATCGGGTAATAACAACGTGACGGCACCAGTTTTGACTGATTTTGAATTACAAGGTGCGACAGGCACATCGTCCCAGACGAGGATTACATATGTGCCGACGGCGGAGTATCGTATGTTGGATTTGCGAGGCACTACCCCTGTGAATGCGGTGGAGGTTTCGGTGTTTTGGAAGGACAAATATAGCGGATTACATCGGTTCAATCTGGCCGCGGGTTGTGCTGCGTCTATAAAGATACTCTTTCGAAGGAAGGACTTCTATAATGCGACTATTGATTAAACGAAAATCTCTCGGCGAATAATATTACAACTGAAATTATATATAAAAACAAAGTTATACTATTATTCATAAAACCGATTAAAATGAGTTCAGCAGATTTTCGCAAAGTGCTCGTGGAAGATGCTCGTATGAGGGTGACCGACAGTCTCCCCTTTGGTGTTGTGAAGTCAGGACAGAATGTTACGACCCAGATTTACCCCGCTACTTCTCAAAGTGCGTCTTCGCAGACTTATTCAATCCAGACCCCGAGTGAGGTGACGATGCTCGACCGAAATATCGTTTGGCAATCTACTTACGAACTTGAGATTAGAGGCACTCCCGCCGCGGGTGAGTTTCTTGTTGATTTGGGTAATCGTGATGCTCTGGCACCCCTCCCCCTTCATATGTCCGCCACTACCCTTCAGGTTCAGGTGAATAACAACAGCGTTTCGGTGAATATTCGTGATGTGTTGCCCCAGTTGCTTCGTATGTATGGTGATGACCGTGCTCTTTCTCGTTGGAACGGTATTGCTCCTTTGGCACCTGATACTTATCGCAATTATCCCGACCAGTTGGGGGCAAACAACAACAGCAACGGTTCTTGGGCACAGACCGCCGATAATTCTCTTGTGTCTCGTGGCACTTACAGTATCGACTTTCTTCAAGAGACTACCCCTGCTACTGCCGTAAGAAATCAACAGACTATCGGTGATGGCACTCTTCGTGTTGTGCGTCTTCGTTTCACTTCTCAAGAACCCCTGTTTCTCTCGCCATTTCACTTCGCCAATCTCTCGGCGAACCAGATGGCGATTTACGGTGTGAGCAACTTGAACTTCATTTTCAACATCTCCGCCGCCGCAACCCGTTTGTGGCGTTGTGGTGCTACCGCCGCCCAGATGGGTAATAACTACAGCGTGTCGATTGCTGATGTTACGGGTTCTCGGTTGATTTTCCAGATGCTTACCCCTCATCCTTCCCAGATTTTGCCCTCGAAAAATGTAGTCGATTATGTTGATTTTCCGCGTTATTTGACTACACAAGGCACACCTGTTCTCGCCGCAGGTGTTAATGCTCTTAACGAGTTAGTCCCTACTGAAGTGACCATTCCCAGCAATAACATCCAGTTAAATCAAGTCCCCGATATGTTGGTGATTTGTGCGAGAAAACCGATGTCCCAGCAGACGAACTTCGATAGTGATTGTTTCTTCCCCATTACAAAGATTTCTATCAACTGGAATAACCAGTCTGGTTTGTTGGCGAACGCCGACCAGCAGACGCTCTTTCGTATGTCCGCTAAATCCACGAACCAGACTTGGCAGGAGTTTCGAGGGTATGCTAATAAATATCTCCCCCCTGTCGGTGCTGATTATAATACTCGTCTTCAGCAAGTCCTTACTTCGGGGTCTATTCTTGCTTTGCGTTTTGGACAGGATATCCCTATTGTCGAGGAGTTCTATGCCGCGGGGTCGCTGGGTAGTTTCAATTTACAGTTCAATTTGACCGTTCAAAATTACTCACCACAAAACGAACCCATCGAAATTGTGTTGATGTGTGTTAATTCTGGTTTGTTTATCACATCGCAGGGTGTCAGTTCCACTTACACGGGTATTCTCACGAAGAGTGATGTCCTCGCCGCGAGTGAAATGAAACCCGTGAGTGAGCGTCATTTGCGTCTGGTTGGTGGTGTTGAGAGTTCCGCCGTCACGAGCGTTGCTGATGTTGCCCCGAAAGCACAGGAGGCAATTCTGGACGCCGTGAGTGCCGCGAAAGGAGCACTCGGTAAAGGTGATGGCATCGGCGGTCGTATGAAACTTGCTTCTCGATGCTGAATGCCGAGAGATTTGATGAGATAATTACATAATAGCGACAAAATGAGTATAAGACATAAAAACAATTCTTATACTAATTTATAAACGGAAAATGGATACGGCATATAACCGACGGATTGCTTCGATTAATGATGCGATAATGGAAAGGGCCGCGAGACACGCTCCCGCCAATTTTGTAGGTAGGGGGTATGGAAGCGATAGCGGAATTGATACTCAATACAACGATGTTATGAGGGGTGCTGCGAACCACCCTCGAGCACTTTCACAAGCGGAAAGGGAGTATCGTATGGAAGGTTGTGCGAGTGCTTTTGGGGGTAGTTTTCTCGATGATTTGGGTCAGGCGTTTCGATACACCCCGATAGGGATGGCGAGTGATGCTATATCTGGGCGGGATACGGTTTTGAGTGGGCGAGGACAACTAACAATCACTCACGGAGGGGCGGGGTATGGTGGTGCTGGGTATGGCGGTAATGCTGCGACGATGGTTGGAGTGACGATGCCGTATCGTGAAGTGCCTTATGCTGGTGTGATAGACAAAGCGAGGTCTGGTTCTGGAAAACCGAAGTTTCCTTTGGAAACGAAAGTTCAGGTGGGTAATAGTGATGGTAGTGGAAAAGTGCCCCCGCCACAGGTGGAGGCCGCGTGGTTTGAGAACTTCGATGATTTTAAGAGTGGGCGAAACCGTATGAAAGACAGTAAGAAGGTGGGTAGGATGACGAAAGACCCTGAATTGGTTGCGAGTGGTGGGCGTGATTTTACGAAAGAAGAGTTGGAGTTTGTTCAAGACCTATTGGGTAAGAGTGGTGCTGGTTTTTATGGTGGAGCGTGGTATAATGACTGGGGTGATTTTACGGAGGCGATTAGTGAGGCGTATGATACGGTGAAGGGTGTTTGGGAGGATTATGTAAAACCAGTATTGGATGTGGTGGGAACTCCTTTGAAGGAGGCACTTATTTCAAGTGGAAATCCTTATGGTGAGGCGGGTGCTGGTGTGTTGGAGTTGCTGGGTTATGGTGAAGGTGGTGGTGATGGAGTTGGTGGTATGTATGGTGCTCCGTCGGGAATGTCGGGTGGAATGTATGGTGCTCCGTCGGGTCGTTCGGGTGGTCGTGCTCGTTTGGTGAAGGGTTCTCCCGAGGCAAAGGCATATATGGCGAGTATTCGTGCGAAGCGTGGTTCGAAGGGGGGTAATATGTCGATGGGGATGGGAATGAAGGGTTGTGGTGAGGGTGTGTTTGCGGATGCGAAACCGATTGCCGCTAATTCTCTCGGTTTTTCGCCGAAGTTGGAGGTGGAGCAGTTGAACGCCGCGACTGGTTCGACTTCGTATGGGGATATGCCGTCA